TCACGCAATAGCCCGGTCTCAAAGTACCGAATAACTTCGGTCTTACCTGTACCACGAGGAGCTTTGATAAAGGTAAGACCTCCCTTAACCATACCACGTATCTTGTCATCGAGGCCAGAATGACCAGTGGGTACGTACTCGTAAGGGTTTTCGTTTAAGATTGCCTGTTCGACATCTACATCAGAGCAGAAGAAATTTTCTGGTGAGTAACGCTGTGGTTTCTTTGCAGCCCACATCAGATCGTTACCATCGCCATGCTCTAGAAAGTCATTGGCATCTTTGTGTTTGGTCATAGGAACATACCAGAACTTATCTGGAAATGCTTGATATAATTTGTCAGCGGCTCTACGCCCTGCGTCATCTAGTTCACCGGCATAGATAATCTCTTTGAATGACGACAGGTAAGCATGGTTGTGCTTGATAAACTTTTCACCAATGCTTGCGCTGGGTAAAGACTTAACAGGAAATGTTTTACCAAGTATTTGATAGAGAGATGCAGCATCGAACTCACCCTCAGTTATATAGATACGTTGGCTAGTACCTGCGTTAAACTCAGGGCCAAACAAGAAGTGCATGCCAAGTCCCTTGTCTTTCATCCAAGTCTTGGACTTATCTTGATAGGCTCTGTACTTAATAGTGTGTGGATACTTGTAGGCATAGCGTATCGGTCTGCCCTCACTAGTCTGTAACTGTATCCCGTATAACTCACAGACATCAGCATCAATACTTCTGATGCCATCGTAAGTCATACCATCAATTTCTATATCCATAATATTTCTCCTCTCCTTAAGTGGATACTCTTGTGCTACCCAGTCAAAAACTTCTGGCATGTTTTTCATCGGGTAGGAATTACCGCATGAATGACAGTGACCATAGCCATCATCATTCCAGTTAAATGCATCACTTGATCCGCAATCTACATACGGACAAGCTAAATGTGGGTTATCGTTTTCTGCCATATATCAGATCCCAAAGTGTTTCCAAGATTACTAATACAGAAATTATCGGCCATGTCAAGGCAAAAATTAAAGGGCTGCCATATTCTACCTCTTCTACTATGGTTAATACTAGGATAGCACCTAGTAAATAGAGAACCATTCCTGAAAAATACATACTCATGAGTTTGTCCTTTTGTTTATCTTACTTCTGTGCATTGCACGTAACCTTTCATCGTCTGTCATTTCACGTATTGAATTGTTATAATGTTTGTTATCATTATATTCAACAATAATACCAGTATTCCAATTTTTTTGTTCAACTACAGCATCTTCATAAGTATCAAACAATTTAGGTTCTGGGTGGTTAGGAAGTGCTTTTGCATCTTCTGGCACGTACATCATGTCTCCATCCACATCAATTAGCACTGCATATTTCATAGTTATTCCTTTCATCCATCGTTTTTTATAGTGCATATACATTTCTTCATCCCAACTTTCTATATGCCATTGGTCTGTCATCCCTCTCTCCTTTTATTAACTTTGTTTTCTGGTAGGCAAACTATACCTGTAACAGGATCATTGAAACCTGCCACTGCTATTATCTCTATCGCAAGTGTATCAGAATTGTTAGGGTTGTTGACATAACTTACGCAAGCATACTCATGTTCAAAAGATTTATTAAAGACAATGAAAGGATTGCCTACAGTTAAGGTCACTAGTATTACCCAGTTCATCTTGTGTCCACCTCTAAGCAAGCCAGTGTTTCTGAGCTGTGGTTGACTAGCACCACCGCTTCTTTCAATGCCAACTGGCAATCTTCTTTCTTACCATAAGATCCTAACTGGTAGTAATCAACTCCTTGATTAGTTACAAGTTGCATCCATACTAATATCCACATCATCTATAATCTCTCCTGTAATGATACACCATAAACATTTACTTCATACTTATCAACCTTATCACTTATGATATCGTGTAGGTGTTGTTCTAAATGAAACACCTCGTTGTTTCTATTATTGGGATCTGTTATCTCTTTAAACAGTTCCACTACAATCTCTCGTATCATCTGTTTGTTTGTTTCATTAATTATCATCAGTCCTCTCCTTCTTCAGTTGCTTTTACACCCTCAATGACTGAGAGTAACAGTTCTATCATCATCCCATCCTTTCTTCCAAAAACTTACAAGGGGTTTGTTCTCTGTAGCTTGGCTCACCTCTACGTATATGATGTAATCCTTTATACCTAAGTAGCATGAGTTCTCACTAGATAACGTCACCTCTATATTTAACTTCTCACTTTTCATTAGATCTTCTCCTTTCTAGCTAACTCCAATCCTTTACGTAACATCTCTCTGCAATCCTCATACTGACCACTGCATATCTTATCATAGCTCCACCTGATCCATGACAATGCCTGTTTGTTTAGTACGTCAACTTCATATGGATGACCTACGTCTGGCTTATCGTTACTAGTAAGAGAGCCAACCTGATTGAGGTTAAGGAACTTCAGTAGGCTAGGCTTGTCCACTGGTACATCAACTACGGTGTAGTCCTTGCCGCACATCTTACGTGCATCGGCTTGTGTACCTGCCCATACACCGTTACTATTCTTGTATAGTTTCATTGTCTTTGTCTCCTCTCTAATGCAGACTGTGCTGTTTTTAAACTAAATTTATTATAGGGATTTAAACTTGATACACTCTTGTGACCAGAGACAGACTGAATAGCTAGGTGATCTACCCCACTTTCTATCATCTGTACTATCGCAGTCTTTCTCAAGTCACCAACTCGCAGGTCATCAGGAAGCCCTACAGTAGCCTTAACTTCTCCAAGCAGGGAGGTCATCTGGGATACTGTTAGTGGCCTGTAGGCACTGTCCTGTGGCCTGTGATGAGGTACTACATATTCTTGAAAGTCCCAATCCTTTTTCTGTTCAGTTAGCATTTCTAATAAGTTGTCAGGTATTGGTAGTTCAACGGTAGCACCACGTTTACTTTGAGTGATTGTAACTTTACCTTGTTCTAAGTCAACTGATTCCCAAGTCAAGTTACGAATGTCTATAGGTCTTTGCCCCCACTCATAACACATGAGAACAATTAGCCCTATGTTTCTCCACTCAAAATTACCGAAGGCAGTGTCAAGAAAAGACATCACTTGGTCATGTGTCCATATCACAGATCGAGGTTCGCTTGATCTCTTCTTAACTCTAGCCATCGGGTTGTTTGGTATCTCATCTATTGAGATTAGAAAATTCATGAGAACTGAAAACACTCTGGCAATATGGTTTGCGTTTGCTGTTGAGGTTCCCAGTTCTACTGTATCGTATATCTCTAGACACATAGCAGGGTTAAGCTTCTTGATGTTAACATTGCCAAGTGTCTTGCCCATAACAGACATACGACAGATAGATGCTAGAGCATACTCATAGTTTAGTTGAGAGGATCTAGACAGGGAGCTAAACTGTCTGGTTCTAAAGTATTTCTCCATAGCATCTTTTAGTTTCATATCTTTCCTATCCAGTGTGTGCAATCATCATGTGAGTCGTCAGGTTTTTGGTATACTTCCATGTTATCCTTTCCTACTTAAAGTATAACTTAAAGTATCTAATAACTTTAATTATAATTATTAAATACTTATAGTTATACTTTAAGTAATACATATATGCAAATCATATCTTAGTCAAGCGTGACACAGTGTCACATACTATATCTAGTATTAGATATTTTAGTATACAAGTTAGCATCATCTATATTACACTCCTCCATTAAGTCTAACGGTGTCATACCTAAAGAGTCTAGTAACTCAGCGACAGCATAGGTATTATCTGCGACAATCTCAAACAGTTGACCTACGTTATCCATACTACCTTGATAGGTACTACTGTCGTCATAACCGTACCAATAATCTGAGCTATAGGTCAGTCGACTACCTCTGTTAAGGTTCTCAACAATACTTGGATCACGCTCAAACACTAACTTAGACCAGTCAGCATTCTCCAATGCATACACTAACCTCTGCAAGTAATCCAAGTCCTGTGACTCAGTGGTACTGTGTTGACTGTAGTAACCAACGCTGATGTTAGTACACTCAGATACAATATCAGCATACTCATTACTGTCGGTGTATGAACCACCAGTATCAGCTTTTAGTTGTGGCATATCGAGTGCATCTGCAAATGATTCTGCAAAGGCATCTGATGCAGTACGAAAGCCCATCTGGTGTGTGATCACAGAGTTGTCACCGTACCTGTCAAAAGATATTACAGCCTTGGTGTAGGTAAGCCACATCGGGTAGTCTTTGATCAACTCACTACTACCCTGACAGCCAATCTCCTCAGCCGAATGAATAACATACGTACCCTCGATACCTGCTTCAATCATACAGAGTATGACATACACACCAGAGGTACAGTCAGCACCTAGACAGCTAGATACTTTGGGGTCAGCTACAGTTACTACATCATTAGTAACAACTAGCTTTTGTATACCTGCTTGCTTATGCACAGTGTCATGGTGTGCAGTAAAGCATAGCTTAGGTTTATGACCTACCTGTAAGATGTAATTACCATGCTCATCAGGTTCGCCAAAGGTTGGTTCAATAAATCGTTCACAAAATAATTTTTGTGTGATTGATCCTTGGGGTCTCATGTACCCCAACATTTCTATTATACTATACATTATAGCTCCTCCTTATTTGTATAATAAAGTCCATCGGTCTCATTGTAAGACCACTCTTCATCATGGTCGTCCAGTGCTTGCTTACACACCTTCTCACCGTCCTCAGTTCTACACATATCATCATTGCGATACCACTCGTTAGTCCAGTCACACTCGAAGTAATCAGCCTCAAGATTGATTGGGTCACACCAGATATCCTCAGACTCAATGTATACAGCACTGTCGTTATCCCAATACTCACCGTCACTCTCACAATAGATAAAGTCATCACTATACTCAATGACACTGGTAGCAACCAACTCAGTATAACTGTGACCACTACCACCCATGATTTGTACGCTGGTAGTACAATCCCTGTGTACATCTTCTCCTGCATACTCACAATAGATATGCTCCTCATAGTAACAGGACTCACAGTAGTGTTCTTCTGTAGTTTCTGAGAAGTAGTACTGATCTTCAGTAAGACCCTCTTCACAACAGTGGCAGTGATACTCATGTCCACCAAGTATACCACTGTAATTACTGGCATCAATCTCACCGTAACTATCTACAATAAGATACTCACCGTCATCATTTAGATGTTGTGGACATATGTCTAGGTAAGGTGCAACGAAACCCTCACCGTCAGGGTAAGGTATCCTACACAGCCTAGCACCAGACCAGTCAGCACTACCTGCCTGTATTGCATTCATAACATCAGTCAGGTGATTGTTAATCATGTCAATAGACTGCTCAGATACACCGTAGACCGGTCCAGCTTGTGGTGTATCTCCATGTACAGCTACCACACATCTACTACACACCAGACCATCTTGATCTAGTACATAGATGATCTTGAAGTCACCACTAGCATAAGCCTCGACAGGGTGCTGAGGTAAGTTAGAGAACTCATACCGCATACAGCTGTGAGACATATGCTTTCTCTTGTAGCTAGTCTGGATGTTCTCACTGTTAGACTGCTCACCAGAGTATGCAAGCTTGAAGTCATCTGGAGACTCAGAGGTATGGAGTACTAGCTTACGTGGTGCAAACTTCTGTAGGTACGCATCAGTAATCTCATTGAGTGTATTGTGATCGAACTCAGGAAACATAAGTTTGATAGCACGAGCAGGTCGCATAGCAGTCTCACGATCATCATCTAAATCCTTGTGTGATTTATACAAGGTGATCTTACCTGTGTACTGTTGTGAACGTCTACAGTTGAATGCACGTAACCTGTACTTAGGTTTGAAGGCATCACTGGTAAATAACTTATCACCTTGATAAGATATATCAGTCTGATTGATAATGTCCATAAACCAATCTTGTAGTATGTGATCACTAGCTGAAAACAATACACCATCATAGTCACCCCATGCACGAAGCACAGGGTCAGACTCGTTAGGATCTTCACGATACTGTTTCTTGACTACGAAACCATACTTGTCAGGTGTAACCAAGTAGAACATACTACCATCAGATAGCTGTATGTTACCACCAACGAGTGCGGGTTTACCATTGTCACTACCCCACATAAGATTATCAAACAGGTGTGGTTGATATGGTACAAGCCTGTCACATATATCATCACCATAATGATTTCTAATCTCATCAGTATTTACTGGAACGAGTGTGTAATTTGCCATATTAAGACCTCCAATCTGGCTCCTCACCCCAACGCCATGTCAAGGTGATGTTACGTTCTTTCCAACGATCATTCATGTACATTCGATATGCTTGATGCACATCATCTATATCTGAATAATCAACTCCACGTTCTAAATTCCTAGCACAGTTTGCAAACGGTGTCAAGTATTCATCTGGAAAATCTCCATCATCTACATACTTTTGGAACTCAGGTATCAGTCGGGCAGACTTATGTTCGCCAGACTTTTGATTGTATAGCCAACTCATATGGTGTAGTAACCACTGGAAGTTAGCACGAGATTGTCTTGCCCACTTACTGCATGGGTGGTTTAGGTATGCAGTTTTGTAGACTTCAAGTGTAGTGTCAGGACACAAAGCCCTCACTGCGGTGGACAACATTTGTGCAGACTCAAGTATCATCTTGTTTTTACGAATGTCATCCAACCACAGTGCAGACCGCATCGGACACTTGTCAAATGCAAATATATTCATTAGTCCTCCTCTGCTATATATTGTATTGTTTTAATAGCATCAGCTATGTCTATTAGCTTCTTTTTTAGCCACAGACTATCCAAGTCTTTATCCTTGAGTTCATTCTTTAAATCAGTTACCTCAGCTAGCAGAAAAGCATTATCCATTTTCGTAACCATGAAGTCTCTACGCTCACGTTTCTTCAAGGCAGGTTGCATACCTTCAGTGTACAGATTGTACCCACGATGTTTGTTACGATAACCCATCGTAGCCCTCCACCTACAGATAGTATGTGGACTTAAATCATACTTCTCTATTGTTTGAACCATAGTATGATGCTCATAGTATTGACACACCTCATGCTTGAATGAGTTTGGGTAACGATGTTGTTTAGAATTTGCCATGTTTATATCTCCTCTACATGAACATTAAGCATTGGTTACAATGCGACTGATTAGTTTACTTACATCCTTGACCTCACCACTAGGGAGTTCTAATTCAAACTCCATATCAGTATGACCAAAGTCCTCATCATCCTTTTGCAGACGATACACTATTTCATTGAGGCTAGTGCCCTCCTCATAGATAGGCATGAAACCACCATCAGTTTCATACCAACCTTCCAATATAACTTTATGCGTCATCATTCATAATCCCTTCACATATTCTACGATAACTTGTTATAATTACAACACGCCCATTATCATCATAAAGGACGTACTTCTTGCCACTTTTTACTATTCTCATATATCCACCTTTACATCATTCACTCTTGGGGTTTCCCATACGTCCACTTTGAACTCAGGCTCAGGATAAACAGAACGCATTTCACTCACCAAGTCTGTTAAATTGTCGCCATTATTCCATTTATCTTTAGGCAATAAGGGTGTGTTTATCCTGAAGTAATGGACGTAGACATAATCATTCATACCTACAGTCCACCTACGTTCTAGCTTACGCTTAGACACATTTATTCTATAACTCATGTTACATTTCACCTCCATGATTAGATACTACAGCCCTTAGAAAGCTAACTCCTGCGTTCACATCACAACCTATACCATAGGCTTTATCAATGCTCACATCATCACTATACAATAGGTCTATCATTCCATCATCTAATGGACAAAATACGAACCCATATTTAGCAAACATATCTATTATTTTATTTTTGTAATCCAGAAAATTCATATTACACCTCTTTGTTGATTGGACACAATTATATCGTACTATTTCTAAGTAGATATATTAAAGCCCTCACAAATTAATGCAAGGGCTTAGACTATATTTACTTTAAGTGTTTGATTAAGCAGCTTTTTTCTTGCTAACTGTAGCACGTTGCGCTTGCAATGCGGCTATCATTGCCTCTAATTGATCTGGTCTAGCCGTTGCCTGTCTAGCTGCCCATAGTGCAACATCAAAAGCTTTCGGCTCAGTATCAGATGCAAAGGCTTTTTTCCAATTAGTGCCTCGCATTGAAACAGTACCAGACACTTCAGATAAAGCTTTAACGGCACTATTTGAAAGTTTAGCGTCTTTAATCTTAATGGAAATAACTTTACCATTTTTAGATTTGATTTTCGCACCTATCCAAATTTTACCAGTTGTTACCCTAAGTTGACTAGTCAATGCTGTATCACCTCTATTGATTGAGGCGTTCATAGCTTTAACTATTGGTGTAGTATCACCAGTTTTAATAACATGATCTACAATAGATTTAAAATGAATACCTAAGTTGATACCGTTACCGATATTGTTTGAAAAATTCTTTACTACATTTTCAATAATTGAAGTCATTTTTTTAATCCTCTCTATAAATTAATGACAAACGATTTTTACCAAAGTAAAAACCATAATAGGCACAAGATAAATTATCTCATGCCTACAAGCTTTTCACTTTACTTACTTTTGAGCGGTTATGCGTACTATTAAACCCTTGCTAATAGGTTTTAATAAACTAGCCACTTGCTATAAAATATTTTGATAAAATCAAACGTTATAATCTTATAGCGCATTGCTAATTAGCACTATATCTCTTTTTCATTTCCCGACTTTGCTCTGCTGTCGGATACCCTTTTAAAACTTTTGTTTTTCTCTGTAGTCAATTAAGCATTTTAACTCTAAAACAATCTATCTATATGATAGGCGGTTTATTTCATTTATTACCATGAGCAATAAACTAGGTTAAACTATACTTCAAAACATCCGCTTATATTCGGTATCTAATCGCTTTACCATAACGATTAGGTTACTTTACTTTTGCTAGTCTTATACTCACTAGCTCCGATGGGTTACCGTAAAAAAGTTTTGCTAATCTCTAGCACCCAGTAACAAGGGTTTAAACTTAACCTAATATTAGCAACTGGTGTTGATGCTTAGGTTTTACGGCTCCAATTTTCAAATAACGTGGGCTTACTGGTAAGGGCTAATATTTCCGACTAATGCCATGCCTTGAAATCGACATATAGTAATATTCTAATTTGTAAATTGTGACGTTACGTCACTTTTATTTAGGTAAACAGTTATGACCTAATTATTTTTTATATATAATATGTGTAATAACTAGCTAAAGAACAAAGATAGAACAAAAAGGGTTTATTTCGGGTACTTTATTTTCTGGGGGGTAGGTAGCCTAAAAAGTGTTTACCCTACTCAGCGAGCAGTACAGCGCTTCTGAGCGTTTTGTTATCGTTCTGTTTACTGTTTGTTCTACTAATATAGTTTAACGTTAAACTACTTTTGAAATATAGTTTAATGGTGAATTAGTTTTGTGGGGTAGGTATTTTGGACACTGTAAATAGGGGATATAGGTATGCATAACTTACCTAATTTTGAGCAATGTTTTTCAAAATGTTACATTATAACACTACAAAATGTATATTCTTAATAGTATATTGTGTAAAATACTTAATAAATACAGTATGTTAAACGAAAAAGAGATACTTTTTTTATCTTTTGACCTAGTGTTATGTTATAACATAGCATACCGGTATGGGACACTGGGGGTGTACACGTACATATATACCCAGAATGACAGAAATTAGGAAAATTAGGTTGTTAACCACATTGTTTTAAACTTGTTACAATTGAAACAATTTGTGTATAGACTGTAATATGTTGTAACAAATTGTGTATAAATTAATACTTGACAGCGGGGGCAGTATGAGATATAATTATGTATACATAACGTATTACTTAAAGCTTAACTTAACTCTACTATTACTAAATTAATTAGAGTTAATAGATACTAAGAGTTAAACTTAAAGTAATACTTAAAGTAATACTTTATCCTTACTAGTAACGATAAGAGTTTTTACAACTTTTTTCTGTCGTCCCTATAAAAGTACTTGCTTTTCCCAAAACTTAAAGTATAACTACCAATGTCCAAGAAAAAAATGTTTGCTTCGGATTCCGTCATAGAGGAATTTTACAAAGCACTAGCTGATAACAACGAAGCAAAACTACGAAGAGTACATATACCACGTTCAGACGTATTCTATGTACGAGAAGCTATTCATCAAAACACAGGTGTCAGGTATACTCTAGATAGAGTAGAACGTGCTATGTATTTGGAGGGGCATCTTAATAAGCAGGACGTGTTAGACCCCGAAAGAATAAGAGATTGGGAATAAAGTGGCTAAAATTTTTAAAGATAGGTACAAAGCCTTGTCAGCTGCAGAACGTTCAGGGGAAGACCAACTATTAAAAACTGACTACGGATTAAAAATAGTACAACCTGATGGTGTAAGTTATTTTTTAAAATCGAATAAAACAAAGCCAAAACTTGTTAAGAAAAACAGAGGTGGTTTAATTAAGGCAGGTCACACTGATCTTAGAAAAAACGGATTGTTTAACTAATGGTAGAAGAATACGACTTAGATAAAAACGGTAAACTAGATGCCGAAGAACGTGAGATCTATTTAGAAGATAGACGTAGAAAGATGGAAGACGAAGATGCCAAGCGTGATGCCCAACGCAACATGACTTGGTTTGCTTTATCAGGAATGGTACTCTATCCTATGGGTATCTTTCTCTGTACACTACTGGGCATGGATACAGCAGCAATGTTAATAGCAGATATAGCTAACATCTATGTCGTATCTGTATCAGCACTTGTTGGTGCATACTTTGGATTTACAGCGATGGGAAGTAAAAAATGATACAAGGTTTGATTGGACCTATAGCAAGTTTAGCAGGAACATGGTTAAATGGAAAAGTTGAAACAAAAGCTGCAGAGACTAAAGCAAAAGTTGCCAAAGCTGAAGCTGAGGCGCAGATTATGTTGTCTCGTGCAACCAGTGAGGCAGATTGGGAAAAGATTATGGCACAAGGTAGCCAGTCTTCGTGGAAAGACGAATGGCTGACTATTTTGTTTTCAATACCACTTGTGCTTGTGTTCACAGGTGACTGGGGCAGAGAAATAGTAGCAAATGGTTTTGCTGCACTTGAGACTATGCCTCAGTGGTATCAATACACACTTGGAGTAATCGTGGCTGCTAGTTTTGGTGTAAGGTCAGCTACTAAGTTTTTTGGGAAATAGACATGGCATTTAAATTAAGTAGACGTAGCCTTGATAGGCTAGAGGGTGTTGACGAGAGAATGGTAGCAGTTGTTAAACATGCTATCACAGCAACAAAAACTGACTTTGGAGTTATCCAAGGTATGAGAACTTTAGAACAACAAAAAGAGCTGGTGGCAAAGGGCGCAAGCCAGACTATGAAGAGTAAGCACCTAGAGGGACTGGCAGTAGATCTGATGGCCTATATTAATGGTCGTGGCTCTTGGGAGCTAAACTTGTACGATGACTTAGCTGACGCTATGAAAGAAGGTGCAGACTTTGTCGGATGTAAAGTTCGTTGGGGTGCAGCTTGGCACATAGATAATATCGGTGACTACGAAGGATCTATGGAAGACGCAATGAATGAATATATTGATCTACGTAGGTCTCAGGGACGTAGACCTTTTATTGATGGACCACATTTTGAATTGATGGTGTAGATATGGCAACAACCAAAGACGTAGAACGTCTACCTAGTGGCAAACTAAAATATAGGGGTGAAACATTTCCGGGTTATAATAAACCAAAGAAAACTCCCGGTGAATCTAAAAAATCTGCTGTCCTTGCCAAGAAAGGCAAAGAGGTAAAGATTGTTCGTTTTGGAGATCCTAACATGAGTATTAAAAAAGATCAGCCGGGAAGACGTAAAAGTTTTAGGGCAAGACATAACTGTGATACAGCAACTGACAAGTTTACTGCACGTTATTGGTCTTGTAAGGCTTGGTAATGTGGCTTGCTATCGTATTAGCTTGTGGTACACCATACGCTCATTCGTGTATTGTGTATGCAAAAAATGATGTTTTATTTGCAACAGAAGAAGCATGTAAAGAAGAAGCATATATGGGTGTAGATAAAATGGAAGCTCAAGGTTTCTATGCTAGACCTGCCTGTTTTGAAATTGGAACAAACTTATAGGAGTTTAAAATGAAGAAGTTATTATTAGCGACTGCAGTAGCAGTTGCAGGAACATCAGTGTCGGCTATGGATATTGGTTATGGATTATCTATTGGTGCTACTACAGATATGAGTTATACAACAGGAACTGAAACATGGGAACTAGATGTTACACCTAAACTAAGCATGGGTGCATACGGAGTTTCTTTTTCTGCTGAAACAACTGTAGATGTGTTAGACATTAACAATGGTGACATCTTTACAGGAGTAGACTGGAAAGCTGAATACGCTTGGAAAGGTCTAACAACATACACAGAAGTATCATCAGATGCTGACTTTGAATTTGGTGATATTACAATGGGTGCAAAGTTTTCATTTTAATTAGGAGTTTCTAATGGCTGCAAAGAAAAGTAAAGTTAATGCTGCTGGTAACTACACCAAACCGACTATGCGTAAAAACTTGGTTGCAAGAATTAAAGCAGGTTCAAAAGGTGGCAAACCTGGACAATGGTCTGCGAGAAAAGCCCAGATGGTTGCCAAACAATACAAAGCAAAAGGAGGAGGATACAGATGAGGAGGTATTTAAAGAGACTATGGTGTGCCTTACTAAATCGTAAATGTAATCCAGAATGTGAGTGTTGTTAGGTGGCACTCTCTAAATCACAAAAAAGTCTAAAGAAATGGACAAAACAAAAGTGGCGTACTAAAAGTGGTAAGCCATCTACGCAAGGCCCTAAAGCTACTGGTGAACGTTACTTACCTACTTCGGCTATTAAGTCTCTTAGTGCTAGTGAGTACGCAGCCACTTCCAGAGCAAAACGAAAAGGCACTAAGGCAGGTAAGCAGTATGTGGCTCAACCTAAGAAAATTGCAAAGAAAACGAAAGCCCACAGATAAATGCCTTATCTAACAAGTAGTATTCCTCACTTCAAAGCGTGGGTACGCAGAGAATATACAAAGAACTTAGAGGAGTATCATGGAGAGTTCTTACATTGCATGGTCATTGGTGTCACTACTATGCCAAACAGGACTCTCAGCTTTCAAGTTATTTTTACAGGCTGTGAGTCTGATGATAGTGATAGCCCCAATATACATGGTGGTGCGATGTGGGCTAGATTACCTTTGGTAGCTTTGGTGGCAGACACCCCCCTAGAAGAATGGCCTCAAGAGTTACCACCTTATCTAGCACAACCTTGGGATTGTATGTCGCACCACCACAGTGTGTACAAATTAGAAAGAGCAACTCCAGCTCCTTGGATAGCCAAGGTAGACGGAGAGTTCTACCCAGCTAAATATTATTTTACTGTAGACTACACAGACAGTGAAGTTGCAGATGACCCAGCGCAGCACAAACAATCTCATGTATTAGAGTTGCTAGACGCTGAAGAATATACTGGTAACATTGTTGCGTTACCCAATAACAGAGTGAGAGTAACTCACCCAGCTTGGTTTGAAACAGGAGAAGGTGCACCTGACTTTAAACCAAATCAACATGTATACAACTCGAAAGAAAACGTAGACTATGTTTGGGATACGCAACGAGTGTTTAATAATTTATATAGTGAGGATAAGGAATATCAATGAAGATGAAAAAGAAGGGTTACGCTAAGGGCGGAATGAAGAAAAAAGGTTATGCTGCAGGTGGTTTAAAACCAGCTCCAAATAAAGGTGCAGCTTCTCTACCTAAAAATGTTCGTAACAAAATGGGCTTTATGAACAAAGGTGGTATGATGAAAAAAGGTTATGCCAAAGGTGGTGCTGGAATGAAAAAGAAAGCATACGCTAAAGGTGGTAAGGTAGCTATGTACAATCAAGGCGGCATGGTTAAAAATACAGGTACAATAAACACTGGCGTTAAGACTGCCAAAAATACTTATAAATAAGGAACAATAACATGGCTATGTCACTTCGTACATATTTAAATAACCAGATAAAAGCAAAAGGTTCTAGCCTTGCCAAAGAAAAAGCTAAGGCTGGTAAATACAAAAGTATTGCTGCAGCTAAAAAAGCTGGCGCACTTTACTATACTAATAAAGATGGTAAAGTAATGGCAGCTGTCTATGCAGAAGATTTAAAGAAAGCTAAACCTAAAGTCAAACCAATACCAAAACCTAAAGTAAGACCTAAGAGAGAAAAATTAGGTGCAGGTGAAAGACCGAAAGTTACAGTTAAAACTCTTGAAAAAACTGGTAGTGGTCGTGGTGATAATAAAAATGAGGTTTTAATAAGACGTGCTGAAATAGCAATTTCTGCTGGAAGTAAATTAGATCGCATAAAACAATTAAAAGCAGAGCAAAGAAAACTTCGAACAAAAATAGCTAACGCCAGACGAAAAGGTAAGGATGATAAAGCTGCATCAGCTAGAATTAAAAAACTTACTGCTATGATTAATAAATTAAAGTAAGTTAAATGACTGAACCTAAATATTTTACTAAGGCAAAAAACTTATCTGCTACATCAGGTGGGGCAAGTGGTGACGTAATATACACTTGTCCTAATAATTTTATTGCGTTAGTTAAATTTTTACTTGTATCGAATGGAGCGACAAGCTCTAAGAAGTATAGCCTACAATGGTATGAGTTAGCTGCAACTACTTATCACAGTATTGCAGATGAAATAAGTTTAGCAGCCAGTACAAATGATAAAGTTATAGAAGGTGGTGGATTTATTGCGTTATCTGCAGGTGATAAGATAATAGGTTTTGAAGAAAGTAGCTCAGACTTTCATGTAATATTATCTGGCGAAGAACATTTTCAACCAACTTAATGTATAACAAGCTTGCATTATTGTTTATAGTGTGCTATAACTAATCGAATATAACTCAAATAAGAGAAAAAATATATGGCGAGAGAACTCACTGAAAAACAACAGGCATTTTTAAACGCATTGTTTAATGAAGCTAGAGGCAATCCTGTACAAGCTAAAAAGCTTGCAGGATATGCTGATGGCGTGTCTACAACTTCTGTAATGGCTCCACTAAAAGAAGAAATTGCAGAAAAAACTAGAGATTTTATTGCAACAAGTGGCCCAAAAGCAGTGTGGTCTATGATGCATGTACTAGAAAACCCCACCGACTTGGGCAATAAAGAGAAAATGGCAGCAGCTAAAGACTTTCTAGACCGAGCTGGCTTTGTAAAAACAGAAAAAGTCGAAGTAAAATCAGAAAGCCCCTTGTTTATTTTGCCTCCGAAAGCAGATGAAGACTAAAACTTGGCAGTTACCTAAGCCTGAGAAGGTAGATGACGAATATGAGTGGGTTCCAGTAGTAAGAATTGGTAGAACTATACCCTTTGGCTACAAACAAGACCCAGAAGATGCAGATATTCTGCTACCTATACCAGAAGAACTAGAACTTTTTGAAGAAGCTAAGAAACATTTAAAGAGATATAGTTATAGAGAAGTATCTGCTTGGTTAAGTACAACCTCTGGTAGAATGATCTCCCATGTAGGTTTATTTAAAAGGGTAAAACTTGAGCAAAGACGTAAGAACGCAGCTTCAGTCCAAGATTTCTATGCCCAAAGGTACAAAGCGGCAGCAGAAAAGGCGGAGAAGCTCAAAAAAGAAAGAATTGGTGCAAGACGTAGAGTTGAAACCGACAACTTCGATCAGCACACCGGATATTGAAGTAGAGCAGGTACAAAGAGAGGTAATCTTTGAACCTAACCCCGGTCCACAGACAGACTTTCTAGCTTCAACAGAGCAGGAAGTTTTATATGGAGGATCTGCAGGTGGTGGTAAATCATATGCGATGGTTGCCGACCCTGTCAGGTACTTAAATAATCCAAATGCTCGTATGCTTCTAGTACGTAGAAGCACTGAAGAGCTAAGGGAACTTATCTCTGTTTCTAAACAGTTATATCCTAAAGCAATTCCGGGTATCAAGTTTATGGAACGAGATAAGACTTGGGTAGCCCCTAGTGGAGCTACACTCTGGATGTCTTACCTTGACCGTGACGATGACGTTATGAGATATCAGGGACAGGCATTTAACTGGATTGGTTTTGACGAATTAACGCAATGGCCTACACCCTATCCTTGGAATTATATGAGGTCACGTCTTCGTACAACCAAAGCTAGTGGGCTACCTTTATACATGAGAGCTACTAGTAACCCCGGTGGCCCCGGTCATCAATGGGTTAAAAAAACTTTTATAGACCCACAGACACCCAATAAATCTTTTTGGGCTACAGATCCAGATACTGGTGAGATTATATGTTGGCCTAAAGGCCATACTAAAGAAGATAAGCCGTTGTTTAAACGTAGGTTTATACCTGCTAACTTATTTGACAACCCTTATTTAGCAGAAGATGGAATGTATGAAGCCAATCTTTTGTCGTTACCAGAACACCAACGCAGACAATTACTAGAAGGTGACTGGGATATAAATGAAGGTGCAGCGTTTCCAGAGTTTAATCGAAAGATTCATGTTGTAGAACCTTTTGATATTCCTAATAACTGGCCTAGGTTTAGAGCGTGTGATTATGGTTACAGTTCTTATACAGGAGTTGTATGGATAGTAGTTGCACCTGACGAACAATTAATAGTATATCGTGAAATGTACGTTAATAAAGTTCTTGCTACAGATTTAGCTGACATGATTTTAGAAGCAGAGTCAGAAGAAAAAATACGTTATGGTGTTCTTGACTCTTCATTGTGGCACAAACGTGGAGACACTGGCCCAAGTTTAGCAGAACAAATGATTGTTCGTGGTTGTAGATGGAGACCAGCAGATAGATCAAAAGGATCTCGTGTCTCAGGTAAAAATGAAATACATAGAAGACTACAGGTAGATGAATTTACAGAAGAACCTAGAATGGTAATCTTCGATAATTGTAAAAACTTAATATCTCAACTACCAGCTATACCTTTGGATAAAAATAATCCAGAGGATGTAGATACAAAAGCAGAAGATCACCTTTACGATGCTTTAAGGTATGGTGTTATGACGAGACCAAAGAGTAGTTTGTTTGATTATACACCTGTTTCAAATGCAGGATTTCAAGTAAGTGATGCAACCTTTGGATACTGATATGTTAGTAACTTGTTCTAAGTGTTCAACAATTTATAATGAAGATAAGTTTTCATATTGTCCTAGATGTCAAGAGCAACAAGATTTTGATAACGGACCTTGGAAAAATAACGAATGAAAACTTTTGTAGTTGTTGTAAGTATATGGGGTAATAACGGTACTGATTGGGTGTACACCGGTAATCAATATGTTATGAATGAATTATTTACAAAAGAGCAATGTGAACAAATTGTTGATAGTTCTAACTGGAATAAGTTTAGACAAAACCAATACTACGATTTACAGTTTGACTGTTTTAATGAGGATAACCAATAATGGCAGAAGAAGAAGAAACTTTTGAAAACGAAATGGCAATGGACTCTATAGAAAGCCAAGCTGTTGAAGATGTAGATAAAGAAACATACTCAGATCCTTTAGCAGGAAGTATCGTAGGTTTAGTTAAAGATCGTTATAGTAAAGCATCTACAGCTCGTGAAACAGAAGAACAACGTTGGGTAAAAGCATATAGAAACTATCGTGGTTTGTACGGTCCTGATGTTCAATTTACTTCCACAGAAAAATCTCAGGTGTTTGTTAAAGTTACAAAAACAAAAGTGCTTGCAGCCTACGGTCAAATTGTAGAAGTTCTTTTTGGAAACAATAGGTTTCCTATATCTATAGACCCAACAACTTTACCAGAGGGTGCAGCTGAATCTGTACACTTTGAGTCTAACGATCAGATGGATGAAGCTAAACAACAGTTTGCTCCCGAAGATACAAAACTTAGACCCGGTGAAACTATCGTAGACCTACGTGAACGTTTAGCTAGTATGGAACAAAAGCTAACACCAGTCGTAGACAAGTTAGAAGAGGGTGAAGGTAAAACACCCACAGAAATCACTATACATCCAGCAATGGTCTCAGCTAAAAAGATGGAAAAGAAAATCCACGATCAGCTAGAAGAGTCCGGTGCAAAGAAACAATTACGTGTTGCAGCATTTGAAACCGCACTGTTTGGCACTGGAGTTATGAAAGGTCCGTTTGCTGTAGACAAAGAATACTCTAATTGGAATGATGAAGGTGAATACTCACCTACGTTTAAAACAGTACCACAAACTTCTTCTGTATCTATATGGAACTTTTATCCAGATCCAGATGCAGCTAACATGGACGAGGCCGAGTACGTAGTGGAAAGACACAAGATGTCTAGATCACAAATACGCTCTCTTAAGAATCGTCCTTTCTTCCGTGAGAATGCCATCGACACTGCAATATCTATGGGTGAGTCTTATACCAAGGAGTGGTGGGAGCAAGTCATGGAAGATGATGCTCAGGAAACTAGAACCGAAAGGTTTGAAGTTCTTGAGTTTTGGGGGAACGTTGATACTGATGTCTTAGAAGGACATGATGTAGACATTCCAGATGATCTAAAAGATATGGATCAAGTATCCGTAAACATTTGGACATGTAATGGTCAAGTTCTCAGACTTGTCATGAATCCGTTCACCCCATCTATTATACCTTACTATGCAGTTCCATATGAGGTAAATCCATACAATATGTTTGGCGTTGGTCTAGCAGAAAACATGGACGATACACAGACATTGATGAATGGTTTTATGCGTATGGCAGTTGATAACGCTGCATTGTCGGGTAACATGCTCATCGAGGTTGATGAGACAAACCTAACTCCGGGTCAAGACTTGTCGGTATATCCGGGCAAGGTCTTCCGCAGACAGGGCGGTGCTCCGGGTCAGGCTATCTTTGGAACTAAGTTTCCTAACGTATCAAGTGAAAACATGCAAATGTTTGATAAGGCGAGGGTATTAGCAGATGAATCGACAGGTTTTCCATCTTTTGCACATGGTCAAACAGGAGTTCAAGGAGTGGGGCGTACTGCTTCTGGAATCAGTATGCTTATGTCTGCTGCTAACGGCAGCATACGTAACGTTATCAAAAATGTGGATGATTATTTACTAGCACCAATAGCAAAATCATTTTATCATTTTAACATGCAGTTTGACTTTGATCCAGAGATTAAAGGTGACTTAGATGTAAAGGCTCGTGGTACTGAAAGCTTAATGGCTAACGAAGTACGTAGCCAGAGACTGATGCAGTTCTTACAGGTTGTACAGAATCCAGTACTAGCACCGTTTGCTAAGATGGATTATATTATTCGTGAAATTGCCAAGGCTATGGATCTTGATCCAGACAAGTTGGTAAACTCTATGTCTGATGCAGCAGTACAGGCAGAGATACTTAAGAAGTTTCAAGAAGCAAACCCACCACCTCAACAACAACCACAAGTTGAACCTGCTGGACAGCCGGCAGCTCCACAGGGGCAAGGAGCAGCTCCACAAGTACAGGATACCGCTGGAGGTGGGGGAGGTAACATGGGTATAGGTACAGTGCCTCAGCCAGGAGAACAGGGCTTCTCAGCTAATACTGGGCAACAGGGTGCTGCATGAGCCTAAAATTAGTAGTTAATAATAAACCTCAATGGGATGCAATGCTTGATGAGTTTAATATTCGTATTGCATTTGCATATAAACAGTTAGAACAACGAACAGAACTTGAAGAGATTTATAGACTTCAAGGAGAGATTCGTGCATTAAAATCTTTAGCTATGCTTAGGGACAGAGTAAATACAGATGGCGACTAGTCTTGCTAAACAAATGGATAGTCTATTCGATGCTGAAGGTCGAAGAAGACGTAAAGACAGACCTGTAGTTGAAGAGGTTAGACATCCTTTAGAAAGTGTACCATTCTTTGATAGACCTATGAGTGCTAGTACTAGAGATCCTCAAGTAGGCACAGATGACATGGGTAATCCTGTTTTTAAAACTAAACTGGGTGATACATATACAGTAAGGTTAGATCCAGATCAAAGAAATCTTAGAGCTAAAATACAAGAAGATTTTATACCAGCTGCAAAAGAATACTTAAAAGATCCTAAGATGCCTACCAAAGAACAAGCAGTAGGTGTAGCTAAAGCAATTGCAGAAGGAGTTAAAGAAACTGTTAGCATACCTAAAGATTTACTAACAGGAGAAAAATCTGCAGCTGACGTTAGTATGATGGATGTTGCAGATGTAGCCACTATGACAACTCTTGGTGCATCAGCTTTTAATGTTCCAGAAGATTCATTAAGAATGGCTAGTGTAGCTGGAATGTTTGGAAAAAAGAAAACTCCAGTTGAAGAATATCTAGCACCAGTTGAAGTCGATTTAGACGAAAGTAAACTTGTAGATTTAATAGATGAAGATGCCAATATTATGAAGGCATTTAATCCTAGAGTACAAAATGTTTATAATTTAACTTATAACGATGTTATTAAAGAAGATTTTAAACCTTTAAAATTTGATGAACCTGTTGGAAGAAGGTCTATACTTTTAGATCCTAAATTTTTTGATACTAGATTAAAGGCTAAAGTAGGCAAAAAAATACTTGATAAGTATGGCCCAATGCTTGATGTATCTAAAATAAAAGAAGGTTCTAAAACTTTTTTTGATACTAAGTCAAGAGTTAACAAAGATAAAAAAAGAGAAGAATTTGTAAAAGAAAGAGATGATTTTATAAAAATAACTACTGACATAGTATCTAATCAAGTTAAAGAAAAGTTTAATAGATTTTTAACAGAACAGCCCGGTTTAGTTTTAAAGTTATCAGCAGCTACAAAATTAAAAAATAAGTATAGAGATCTAGATCAATTTACTAGATACGAAGACGTGTCCCCTGCAGAAATGAGTATGGTTGCTTCAAAGGCTAGGGCAGCAGATGCTTTACAAACAACTACTATAGTAGAAATACTGGATAGATTTTTTAATGAAACTCCAATAGTATATACTCCAGATCCCGCTGGAATTTTTAAAGATAGGGAATTTACATTTAAAGTAACTGATGTAGATGAAACCGGTGCTCAGATTGAAAGATTAGTATCTCCATCTCCAAGTGGTTTGTTTAAAGACGAAGGTTGGGATTATGGTGTTTATGATTTTGATGAAGTGTTTGGAACTGAAGCTTTAGAAGATACCTTTAGATCCCCTCTTACTAGAAGTTTAATAATGGAGTTTGACAATAGGATAGATCCAAAAACTAAGGTAACTTATGTTGGTGAACGTAGAATGTTAGAGGGAGAAGATTTAACTCCAGCAGAACGCAGCCCAGAAGCTTTTGATACAGAGGTAACATTTCAAGATATAGTAGATTCTATTGATAAAAAATTAACAGATAAAAAAGAAGTAATAGATGTAAATTTTGAAGAGTTTGAAAATCTTGGTCAAGAAATACTAATAGATTTTATAGATAAAGAAACAGGTGGTGCATATCGTCTTCATCCGTTTTCAAAAGAATATGGTCAAATAGATAAAGAAAAAATAAATAAAACTGTATTAGGTGCAGATCTTTTAAAGTTACTTGAAAACGATCCTAGAATGAATGTTAAAAACATTCCTGAGTTTATGAAAACTCAAGAGTTTAAAAATAGAAAAATTACCCTTGGTGATGTTGGAGAAGACATAATAGATCAGGTTGGAGAAGAATCTTTTAATGTTAGAGCTTCTCCATTAACTACGCCTAGGTATGCACACTATCAGCTACAGGGTACAGCTGGATTTGAAGGTGGTGCTAAAGATAAAACTTACGAAGTTCCTGTATACAGTCGTTTAGGTACGGGAGAAAGAGGAGCAGGTTTTATAGCTCAAAAAGAACACTATGGTTCTGATGCACTATCTCATGTAAGATTTAGCGTATATGAGCCTACAAACGCACTTAGAATTACAGATCAAAATACGGGTATATTTGATCGTTTAACAGAAGGTGAAAACTTTATTTTAGTAGAGGAACTTCAATCAGACTTACTGGCTTACGGTTATCGAAAATTTAAAAGGATTCCTTACACAGTAGAAAAAACTAAACGAGTTGTAGATGCAACAATTTTTAATGCAAAGAATTTATTTCCAGAAGCATCAACTTATTTAAAAAGTTATTCAGATGATCTTGCAAAAGATATTACTGAATTTTTTGATAAGTTAGATAACACACCTCCTCAAAAAAGAAGTGAGTATTTTGGAGATGAAGCCCAAGAACTATTAGATGAGAATCGGTACGATCCTTATAAAGACATGCCAGACCCTGATAAAGTTCATACAAAGTTAACTAATAAATATACAGAGCGTATACAAAAAGATATAGCAGATGGTAAAATTTCATTTGCTGAAGGAGATGATGCCCAAGAACTATTAGCTCAGATTTTAACTTATGTACAAGAACCGGGTTACTTTGCTTCAGAAAGTAAGTACATATTAGGTAATAAAAATATAGCCCAACAAAGAGCTATAAATAAAGATGCAAGAAGATACCCTGAAAGATTTGGATCTCCACCTATTAAAAAGAACATTGAGGCTGTTGAGTTAAACATACAAACTTTAATTAATCAAGCTAACGATATGGGTATAGATAAGATTGTCTTTCCTAATTTCGATATGATTGCTGCAATGAGATTTAAAGGTGACGAATTAAAAGCTGCAATAGATAATAAATCAATTAAGAAGGATCTTCAAGATGATCCTATATATGATAATGATGGTAATCCTGTTCTTACAGAAGGCAATGCTCTTTATCGAAATTATGTAGACAATTTTTATAAAGCTTTAAATAAATTTAAAAAAGAATATCCAGAAATAATAATAGAAACTGATGTAGAATTACCATATAAACCTTATGCAAACACAGAAGGTCTTAGTACAAAGGGTGTTGTAATTGATATATCAAAGATGAAAGAAGTATACGATTTATCAAAACCAAAGTTTAGCGGTGGAGGACTTGTCCGTGAGCAGTAGAAAGAAAAAACCTAAGAATCGTTTTGAAGGGCTTGTAAAACCAGCGTTTAAAGAAGCCATAGAATATTTAAAAGATGCTTATGATGCAATAGGTATTGACGAAATTTCTTTTAAAACAGGTCCACCGATTGTACGTGCTTTTTATCAGGACTTAAGAAAAGATGAAAGAAAAGCTAAACAAAAATACCCAGACTTATATAGAAAATGGAAAAAAGGTGAAGATTTATACAATAAAGGTGGTACAGTTATGAAAGATCAAATGCAGATGGCCTTCATGCAAGAAGGTGGTTTAAGAGATGACGGTATGGATATAGATCCAGTGTCAGGTAACGAAGTACCTCCGGGTTCTATGGCTAGTGAGGTTAGAGATGATATACCTGCTCAACTATCTGAAGGCGAGTATGTAGTTCCTGCTGATGTCGTACAATACTTTGGTGTAAAGTTTTTTGAAGATTTAAGAATGGAAGCTAAAAGAGGTTTAGCTGACATGGAATCTAATGGTAGAATAGGTGGTGAGCCTATGGACATGCCCCCATCAGATATGAATCAGGGTGGTATGATGCAAGGCAATGAGCCAACAATGCCAGTAGATACAGGCGTAGGATACAACGTTGGTGGTATGACATCAAACCTTTATAACGATCCTACTAAAATGGATCAGCAAGTTAGAAACGTTATGGCTGACAACCCACAAAATATGGATATGCAAAACCGTACTCAAGCTATGATGACTGCAGAACAGATGGATAGAATTAATCCACCACCACCATCTCCTAGAGGTTTTAACCCCGGTGGATTAACTGCTAGTGAAATAGCAGCTCGTAATTACATTACTAGTCCTACAACATTAAACCCAGTATTTGCAACTCCGGGTGCTACTTACATGACTCCACCATCGCCATCAACAATGGTTCCTCCTACTGGCGGAGTAGACTCTTCTATTCCTTCAGAAGAAAACTGTGCCAAGATGGGTATGGATTACGATCCAGTAGCTAAAATATGTATACCTAAAGCAGTAGCACAAACACCGCAACAGACTGGTGGTGGTAGTGATGATGGTGATCCTTTTGCAAATATGCCTAAGCCAGATCCTGATGCATGGATGGAAAAATATGATTATAGCGGTACTGATGAAGGTTTGAATAATCTTTTTGATCAAACAAAAGCTGCAATAGCTGGAGGTTCAGACCTTCCCGGCTTGATTGGAACTTTTGATAAAGGTGTAACAATGGCTCATAGTGCAGCCAATATTATTCTTTTACAAGCTCAAGGTAGAGAGGGAGAAGCTGGTCAGTTGTTAGAACAATGGAATAAAGCAAGAACAGGTGCTTTAAAATTAACTCCAAAAGAAATGATTGATGGAGATAGATTTGCTATACAAGCAGCTGGAGAACATGGCATATTATTAGATAGAGATATGATTAGTCCTATAGATAATAAACCACTGTTTAGAAATGATAGAGACTATGAAAAGTATAGAGTTAAGTATGACGCTGCTGTTAAAGAAAAACAAAAACAAGTTGCCGAAGAAACAACACCAGAAAAACCCGGAGATGATACATACTTAGGCGGTACAAGAATTGGTACAGGGGATAGTGGAACACCTATTTATAAACCCGGACCTACAACACCAAGACCAAAGCCTAGACCAAAACCAACTACAAAAATAGATATTAAAAAAGAACAAGAAAGCTCTGTTAACGTAGGTGGCCCGGGATTTAGAAGTTCTACACCTAAAAAGTCACCAACTAAAAAGTCACCATCCAAAAAACCAACAAGAGAAGAGCAGATGTTCGTTCAAGGAATTAACAAAGGCGGCTTGATGACAAAGAAAAAGAAATAACATCCGAATAACTATAAGGCTACCCAGCAATAACGCTGGCCCCAACATAAGGAGAATACAATGCCTGAATTACAAGCAGTAGAAACCCCAAAGACTGCCGGTTTTGTACAACGTGGAAGTAACTATGCACGTAAACAAGAACGGTTAAAAAAAGAAGAAGAAGAAATTGCTAAATTAGAGGCAGAGCAACGTGGTGAAGAAGTTGAAGAAAATGAACCCGATGGCGAAGGATCTGAGACAACCGAAGTACAGGCCACAGGTGATACCGAACAAAAAGAAACCGACATTAAAGAAGAAGCACAAGAAGATGATTCTAACTTAAGTCGGGAAGAAAAGTCTTTTAAGAAACGATACGGTGATCTTAGAAGGCACATGTCTGAAAAAGAAAAAGAGTGGAATGATAAGTTACAAGCACTCGAAAACAGAATGAAGGGTGAGTCTATTATACCACCCAAGTCAGACCAAGACATTGAAGAGTGGGCTAAAGAATACCCAGATGTAGCAGGAATAGTGGAGACTATTGCAGCTAAGAAAGCCCAAGAGATGTATAAGAAAGCTGAATCACGTCTAGCTGAGTTAGATGAAATACAATATGAAGCTACTCGTAAATCAGCAGAAGCAACAATTCGTGAAACACATCCAGACTTTGATACACTACGTAAAGCAGATGAGTTTCATGACTGGGCAGAAGCACAACCTAAATGGGTTCAAGATGCAATCTACGAAAACGCAGATGATCCAGCTTCTGTCGTAAGAGTTATTGATCTGTACAAGGTCGATAAAGGACTTACTAAAACTGCAAAGAAGGCAAGCAAAAAAGCTGCCGCATCTTTGGTAAGCAAAAACTCAAAGGCTAATGTAGATGTAGATGAATCTTCTGCTCAAATAAGAGAGTCAGAGGTCTCTAAAATGTCTGCAAAAGAATTTGAAAAACGTCAAGATGAGATTAACCAAGCTATGCGTAGCGGTAAATTCATCTATGATATGACAGGTAATGCACGATAGGTGTTGACAAAACAAAACCTTAGTGTATAACTAGGAGTATTTAAAGAGCCTCCCATCCGGGACTACCTCTCTTACTCTCACTAAAAACTTAAACACAGATGGGAACTACCTAAGCAAGTACAGGCCCGTAAGGATAACGGTTGGCCGACTGTTATCCTAACGCACCCTAGAAAACGTTTAGCCTCTTATTACGGTTGTTTGGGTTCCGCAAATTGAAACGCCAATAAATTCTAAGGAGAAGAACAATGGCTTTTACTTCCGCAGCGGGACATGGAAACTTACCAAACGGTAATTTTAGTTCCGTAATATATTCCAAAAAGGTGCAACTTGCATTCCGTAAGTCTACGGTTTGCGGTGACATCACAAACTCTGACTATTTTGGCGAGATTGCTGCTCAAGGCGATACCGTTAAAATTATCAAAGAACCTGAAATCTCAGTTAGTTCTTATGCTCGTGGTACAACAATCACTGCACAAGATCTTGACGATGAAGATTTCTCACTTGTTGTCGATAAAGCAAACTACTTTGCTTTTAAAATTGACGACATTGAAGAAGCTCACTCACATGTAAACTTCATGGACTTGGCTACAAACCGAGCCGCATATCGTCTATCTGATCAGTATGATCAAGAAGTTCTTGGTTACTTGTCAGGTTTTAAACAATCTGCCCTACATGCAAATGCAGGTGCTGTTAACGATCAAGTAAACGGTACTAAAGCAGTAAGCACTGCAGGTTCAGATGAACTGTTGACATCAATGAAACTCCGTAAGGATTCATTCGGCAACATTACAACAACTTCTGCTGGTGATCATTCGATTCCAGTGGCAGCTCGTTTGCCCGGTGCAACAGCACTACCAACTGCAACTGCTTCCCCTGCTATGGTTGTAGCAAGAATGAAGCGTTTGCTTGACCAACAACAAGTTGACAGTCAAGGACGTTGGCTAGTTGTAGATCCAGTATTTATGGAAATTCTAGCAGATGAAGATTCACGCTTCATGAATGCAGATTTCGGTGAGTCTGGTGGACTACGTAACGGTCTTGTCTTGAATAACTTCCACGGCTTCCGTGTATATACTTCAAGCAACTTACCGTCAGTTGGTACAGGATCAGGTACATCCGGTTCTGCAAACCAAAACTCCAACTACGGTGTCATCGTAGGTGGACATGATTCTGCTGTCGCAACTGCGGAGCAAATCAACAAAACTGAAACATATCGTGACACTGACAGCTTTGCTGACATTGTTCGTGGTATGCATCTATATGGCAGAAAGATTCTTCGTCCAGAAGCAATCGTTACTGCTAAATATAACGCAGCGTAAGGGAGGGATAAACAATGGCTTTACGAGACGTAACTCGCATTGAGACCGCTGAGATTGCTCACGGCTCTCTTACTACTAGCTCAACTCACGACATCGGTACGGTTCCAGATAACTGTGTAATCCTTGCTGCTGGTGCTGAGTGTACTGCAGCCGCTACTATTGGTGGTGCTAATGCAGTGAGCTTTGGTGTAACAGGTGGCGACACTGATATGTTGGGAACAGCAGATATCAATGGAGCTAAAACTTTGGGTGCTTCTACTACTACAGTAAACGGCATTACAAATGTTACCACTGCATCAACAACATTTACTGCTCTAACTGCAGGTTCAAATGCACCTTCAGCAGGTTCATTTAAGTTCTTTGTAGTATATGCCCCTATGGGTGGTACAGGAGCAGCTGCTGAAGTAGATCGTGATCTACTAGCATAAAATAACTTTAGGGGCTGCTTTAGGGTGGCCCCTTTAGAACATCTAAATGATACTTAAGGCTAAAAATAAATTATCTGATTGGGATATTAGGATATTTAACATAAGTGAAGTATATTCACAAATGGATGAAGCTGCTTTATTAGATAGAAATTTTTTAGCTGCTATAAAAAAATCATTAGATGATAAAGGTATGCTTTGGCCTCCTATAGTTTGGACACAAAAAACTTTTTTAGTTTATTGTCAAGAGCAACCACACAGGCAAGATCCTAATAAACTTGTAGATACAAATTTAAAGTATCGTTGTGCTATAGGAAACAACAGATTTAATTATGCTAAAGAAAATGGATATACACAAATAGAATGTGTTTATGTTCCAACTTGGCAAGATAAAGATGCAGTATTAGAAACAACTAAGATGGATTACTGCGTAGACTTTTAAACAAAGGGATTCAAACATGGGCATTACAACAGCAATGTGTACAAGTTTTAAATCGGAAGTTCTTGGCGGTGTCCACGATCTGGATACCCATACTTTAAAACTTGCACTAATTAAAAGTGGTGAGTCTGGTACATACGGTGCAGCAACCACTAATTACTCAGATGTTACAGGTAACTCTGATGAAGCTAGTGGTACTAACTATTCTGCAGGTGGACAAAACCTAGATAGTGCTACTATTTCTACAGACGGTACAACTGCAATTGTAGACTTTGCAGATGAAGTATTTTCTAACGTAACATGTTCTGCAGCAGGTTGTATAATATATAATTCCTCTGCATCGAACAAAGCAATATGCGTAATTTCTTTTGGTGGTACTGTAAGTGCTACAGCAGGTGACTTAACAATAGAATTTCCTGCAGCAGCAGCGAGTACAGCCGTAATACGTATTGCCTAATAAATGTCTTTCTATGACTCCTCTGATGCCCTATATGGCACAGGTAGGCATGGCACTGCTAGATACGGTAAAGTATCACCCAATGTAGCCGTATCGGGAGTTAGTGCAACTGGCGCAATAGAAACTGTAAGCGTTGGTGGTTTTGAAATTGACATATCTGAAAACCTACTTAGTGTATCAGCAACAGGTGCAATTGGTTCTGTCGGAGTAGGTAATAGTGCAACACTTACTGGTGTAAGTGCTACAGGTAGCATAAACACAGTAAAAGAAAATGTTGCAGAAGAATTAGGTAGTGTATCTGCTACAGGTGCTGTAGGCACAGTAGAGCCACAAGTAGATGAAGACTTACTTAGTGTATCTGCTACAGGCTCAATAGGTACACTCAAAGTAAATGTAGACGAAAGTTTAGCAAGCGTATCTGCTACAGGTGCAATAGGTACAGTAGAAGCTAAGACCTCTGAAGATTTACTAAGTGTAATAGCTACATTTACAGTAGGTACAATTAAACCTAATGTATCTGAAACACTAGGAACAGTAGTTGGTACATTTGGTATCACTGCAGCAACAGCTAGATCATCTTCTAAAGCAGAGATAGTAGGACTAGAATTAACTGGTTCTATAAATGCACCAGAACCAGTAGTAGACGAATCACTACAAAGTGTATCTGCAACAATATCAGTAGGTAGTATTAATGTAGGTATTACTGAAAAACTAGCAAGTGCATCTGCTTCTGCTGTAGTAAATCTACCTTCAGCAAACGTAGCATCAATACAGTTTGATTATGAAGCGGTTAAACATAGATATAACAAAAGAAGAACTGTTTTACTACCGAGGGTTGCATAATGCCTACCTCACCTTCAGAAAGAACTGTATTAGTAAGACCGCAAAATAGATTAGTTTTTATAGACGCACAAACTACTACCAGTTCTAAAGATAGAACAGTAACAGTAGAAAAACAAAATAGATTTGTATTTATAAAAAGAAAGCCTAGATCAGCAGATCGTGTTGTCTACGCAAATGAGGATTAAAAATGAGTTTTCGTTGGCCGAGCAAAGACCCTGATGAAACGTTAGACTACAGCGTAGACTGGTCAAGATTTCTTGACACAGCTACAATTAACTCCGTAATATGGTTTGTTAAGTCTAATACCTACAATGTAAAAACAAGATTAAATGCAGGGCAAAACTTAACCAATGCTTCTAGCAATGCAGTTACAGACACAATACAAAATGTATCTCAAACAAATACTAATACTGTTGCAACAATAAATATATCTGGTGGATCAAACAATGTAGAGTATACTTTCTTTTGCCAGATGACAGATGATACAGGAAGTACAGCAGAACGTAGTATTAAATTACGATTAAAGGAACGTTAAGATGGCTTATGATTATATTGGAATTATAAATGACATAAACCGTAGACTTAACGAAGTAGAGCTTACAGCAACTAATTTTTCTACAGCAACTGGTGAATATTCTATGATTAAAGATGCAGTTAATTCTGCAATTCGTTTTATTAATCAACATGAATACGAGTGGCCTTTTAACCACGTAGAAGAAACTGAAACATTAACTGCAGGTTTAGTAAGGTATGCATCTCCTACTGATTCTAAAACAATAGATTTTGATAGCTTTCGTATTAAACGAAATGACACACTAGGAAACGAAACTAGAAAACTTCGTTTATTATCTTACGAAGAATATTTAGAAAAATATTCTGATTACGAATATAATACTTCAACTAATGTACGTGCTTTACCAGAGTTTGTTTTTAGAACTCCAGATGATGGATTTGGTATAATAGCTCCACCAGATAAAGCATACGAATTAGTTTATGAATATTATAGATTACCTGTTGATTTGATTAATAGTACTGATGTACCTACAGTGCCAGAACAATTTAGACATGTAATTGTAAATGGTGCAATGCACTTTGCTTATATGTTTAGGGGTGAGTCACAAGAAGCTATGCTTATGCAACAAAAGTTTGAAACTGAAATAAAACAAATGAGAGGTCTGTATATTAATCGTTATGACTATCTTAGATCTACTATTGTAAACAGAAATACAGCCGCTACTACTATTCAGGTCAACTAATAAATGCCTACAAATCGTGAAACATATCCCATTAAGTTTAGTGGTGGGCTTATAACTAATATGAGTCCTTTGCAGCAAGGTATTGAAATGCCCGGTTCTGCACGAATACTAAGAAACTTTGAGCCATCTATTGAAGGTGGATATAAAAGAATACTGGGATATGACAAATACGATTTAGATACAATACCACCTTATGGTATACCTGTAGTGCATGGTGCAAGTCAAACTGGTACAACTTTAAATATTGCAAACATTAGACAAACACCAGAACAAGGTGACAAGTTTAAACTAGTACATGTTACTGCAAACATAAATGGCACATCTACTATTGGTACTGCAAATGGGCCTACTGCCCTTGTTAACGGTGCAGTAACAGCAAGCAACACTATTATTGTAGACACTGTTGCTTCAGGTACTATAGCAAAGGGTCAAACTTTAACAGGCGTAGGTATTCCAAGTAACGTCACAGTGTCTAGTGTTACAGCAGGAGCAACAGGTAATTTTACTGTAGTACTGTCTAGCAATGTAACTGTAGCAGATAACTTATCTTTACAGTTTACTTTTAAAACTACTACTTTTGCAGTAGACGGTGTAGTAGGAACTATACAAACAGGTATGGAAGTTGTTGGCACTGGTATACCAAGAGGCACAACAGTACAGGCTTTTTCATCACCAAATGTTACAATAGGTAGTGCTGCCGATACTTTATCACTAACACTTGCAGATGATACTGCACTAGAGTTTAAAACTGAGTATACTATTGGTGCAAGTATTACTTTTGATGATGATGATAATAGAGCAACAATAGGCATATCACCTGCTCTTACTGCTTCACCTGCTAACGGAGATGAAGTAGAGTTTACAAGTACAACTACAAATCATCTTACAATAGGGTGTGGTGTATTTCTTGACTCAGTTATTGTAGCCAGAAATGAAAGTTTAATTAAAACATCTGGCAGTGGATTTACACTAGTAAATGTACCTGTATACGGAACAGTGCTTGTAAATGCTGGATCACAGACTGGTACTACACTAAACGTAGATGGATTAAGTTCTACCCCACAAATAGGTGATGTATTTAAAATTGCAGGTGTTGATAAAATTTACACCTTAACTGCAACACCAACAGTTAATGATGCAGGGGAGGCAGCTTTAACAATTGATCCTGCTTTAGCTAGTTCTCCTGCAAATAACGCTGCGTTAACTTTTTTAAGTACGTCAAGAGAAAATGCTGGTAAAACTAGATTTTCTAGGTATAACTATACCGGAACAGAAAAAATAGCTATTGTTGATGGTATTAACAAACCTGCAGTATACGATGGATCTTTGTTTACAGCACTTAATAGTGCACCTACAGATGTAAATGCGGCAGAGTTTGTAGTAAATTTTAAAAATCAATTATTTTTTGGTAAAGGTAACTTATTAACTTTTACTGCACCTTTTACAGATAATGACTTTACAGCAGCTAATGGTTCTGGTACAATATCTGTGGGAGCAAACATTACCGGTCTGGTTGTATTTAGACAGCAACTTATTATTTTTACTGAAACATCTATATCTCAGTTGACGGGAAACACAGTAAATGATTTTCAGTTACAGCCAATAACTATAGACATAGGTTGTGTAGATAAAGATACAATACAAGAAGTCGGTGGTGACATAATGTTCCTTGGTCCAGACGGACTACGACTTTTAAGTGGCACAGAAAGAATTGGTGACTTTGGATTAGGTGTTGTATCTAAAACAATACAGAAAGAAGTAACAGACTTTATTACAGCTAATACATCTTTTACCAGTGTAGTTATCCGTAATAAGTCACAATACAGAATATTAGGTTATAATAATAATATTGCTCAAGCTAACGCACAAGGTATACTTGGCACACAGATGGCAGGTCAAGGTGGTGAGGGAATGTCATGGGCAGATATAAGAGGAATAAGAGCATACGTAGCAGATAGTAGGTTTTACCAAAACTCAGAAACAATTGTATTTGCAAATAACGATGGTTATTTATATCAAATGGAAGAGGGTAATAGTTTTGATGGCAGTAATATACAAACAACTTTTGCTACACCTTATATGCCAATTAACGATCCAAGGGTACGTAAAACATTTTATAAGATGTTTTTATATACCGATCCACAGGGTAGTGTTTCGTTTGATGTAAGTTTAAAACTAGACTTTGACCAAAAAAATAGTGTTCAGCCAACACAAATAGACTTTAATAACGCTACAGGAACAGTTGCATTTATGGGTCAGGCTACATACGGATCAACAGCGGTATATAGCTCTAAACTAAAAACACTGTTTGAAACACAAATAATCGGATCAGCATTTGTCGTATCTTTACAGTATACATCAGATAGCGTAGATCCACCATTTTCTTTAGATGCTATAACATTAGAGTACGCTACAAACACGAGAAGGTAAAAACATGGGAACAGGCTACACACGTAACGATACAGCAAATAATATTGCTGATGGTAACGTTATTAACGCTGCAGACTTTGACGGTGAATACGATGCCATCGAAGCTGCATTTAATTCTTCCAGTGGTCACACACATGATGGTACTGCAGCTGAAGGTGGTGCTATTACAGTTATTGGTCCTGCCCAACAACTAGTTGCAACATCTACAGCTATTAACCCTAGTACAAATGCAGGGTTAGATTTAGGTACATCATCACTACAATTTAAAGATTTATATGTTGATGGTGTTGCTTATATAGACACTTTTAGTGGAGATATGTCTATTGACACGAATAATAAATTACAGTTTCGTGATGCAGATTTATCTATTAACTCTAGCGAAGATGGTCAATTAGATGTTGCAGCAGATGGAAAAGTAAAATTTACTTCACCAGAAGTTATTATGACGGATGATGTAAGGTTGCAAAGTGATGCTGCTGTTCTTACATTTGGTGCAGATGATGATGTTAAACTTACACACGTAGCTGACACAGGACTTGGAGCAACAGCGGCTAGTGGTTTTCAACTATTACTACAAACATCAGACATATCTGTAGACAACGGTAACACTATTGGTAAGATTAGTTTTAATGCTCCACTAGAAGATAGTGGATCAGATGCTATACTTGTAGGTGCAGAAATTGATGCGGTGGCAGAAAATAACTTTGGTGCTGCAGACAACTCTACTGCCCTTGTATTTAAAACAAATACTAGTGCTGCAGCTACAGAGCGTGTACGTATTAAGTCAGATGGTGACGTAGTATTTAAAGGTGCAGCTTATGATATGGCATGGGATACTAGTGCTAACGCATTAGACTTTCCAGATAATGCAAGTGCTGTTTTTGGTACAGGTGATGATCTTACAATTAAACACAATGGTACAAATTCTTCTATAGTAAATACAACAGGGGAGTTGACAATACAAGGAGATGGTGTTACAATACAAAGTGACACCGGTACTGAAAAGTATATGGATATGGATGTTAACGGTGCGGTTAACCTATATCACAACAATGTAAAGAAAATAGAAACAACAGCAGACGGTGTAGATGTTAGTGGAGATATTAGCGTTGGTAATCTTAACGTAGATACAAACACAATATCTTCTACAGATACTAATGGTAACATAAATTTGTCACCAAATGGTACAGGTACTGTTATAATTAATACTGATCTTGATGTAGATAACGTTAACATAAATGGTAATGCTATTACATCAACAGATACCAATGGAAACATTGATATAAATCCGAATGGCACTGGTATCGTTAAACTAAAATATAACAATTCGGATGTATTTGTAACAAGTGCCACTGGTGCAACTTTGACAGGTGCAATAGCTGCAACTACTTTTAGTGGTGCATTAGACGGTACTATATCATCAGCTACAACAGCAACAACACAAAGTGCAGGTGATGACAGTACAAAAGTAGCAACAACTGCATATGTTGATGGTGCTACTGGTACTGGTACTGCACAATCAGACGGCAATGCACTTGCATTTGCAATAGCTTTAGGGTAAAATAATATGGCAAACACATTTAAAAATTATGTAAGTGCGGCTGTGGGAACTTCAGAGACAACAGTCTACACCGTACCATCAAGTACTACTGCAGTTATTATTGGTTGTAACGTAGCCAATGTAACAAGTAGTCAAATAAGAGTCACTGTAAAGGTAGCAGACACACATGTTGTAAAAGAAGTACCTGTACCTGCAAACTCTGCAATATCTGTTTTAGACGGTAAGATAATTGCAGAAACAACAGATACTGTAAAAGTAACATCTAATACAGCAAGTAGTGCTGATGTAATAGTGAGTGCATTGGAGCAAACATAATGAGCAAATATATTGGTTCTCCTGTAGTAAGTCTCAGCACAGATACTGTAGACGTAACAGGAGATATTACAACTACAGATGCTACACCAGAAGTTATCATAGTAAATGATACACACGAAGATACCGATGGTGGGCGTGAAGGTAAAGTCACGTTTAAAGGACAGCAGTCTGGTGGAGAAGAAACTACACTAGCACAGATACAGGCTTCACATGACGGTACATCAGACGATGAAAAAGGTGAACTCATATTCAAGACCAATGATGGCTCTGACGGTGCTAGTCCAACTGAAAGAATTAGGATAGATTCTCTTGGTCATGTTGGGGTTAATACATCTTCACCTGATGCTAATAGTTTTGGAGCAGGTAATGGAATCTTAACTGTAGCTTCAGACACAGGTAGTGCCAAGACTGCAATGATTAATCTTGTTGGTGATGGTAACGATACTGATGCTACAAGAGTAGCTTCTTTATTTTTTAATGATGCCTCTGCAACAGGAGCAGGTGCTACTATTGCAGGAATAGAAGCCTATAGAGCTTCTAACCATGCTACTGACCCCGGTGCAGACTTAATTTTTAACACTAATATTGGTTCAACTGGTGGGTATGCTGAAAGAATGCGTATTTTGGGAAATGGGGTAACTCTAGTAGGCAAATCGGCTGATGACAATACTAGTTCAGGGGCAACTTTTTCATCTGGAGGAAATGGTTTTGTTAGGTCAGGTGCAGGGGTGGCTAGTTTTAATAGAACATCTAGTGATGGAACTATTATAAGTATTCAACAAGCAGGAACTACAGAAGGAACTATTTCTGTTTCAGGCTCAACTGTTTCCTATAACGGTGGTCACTTAGCTCGTTGGTCCCAATTAACAGACGGTTCAAAAGATACAAGCATCGTCAAAGGCACTGTGATGACCAACTTAGATAAGATGGCTGTTTGGTCACATGATGCAGTAGAGGCACAAGATGCAGTAGTAGGTGATGATGGTAATCTTGTAAGTAGAGCAGTTGACGCAAGAGATGCTTATACGGAAGATAATGAACAATTAAACTGTATGGCTGTGTCATCTGTAGAGGGTGACTCAAATGTTGCAGGAGTTTTTGTGAATTGGGATGATGATGATGACGAGTTCAATGACATGAATGTAGCAATGACAGGTGATATGGTTATTCGTATTGCTAAAGGAGTTACTATAACTCGTGGTGATTTACTTATGTCAGCAGGGGATGGCACAGCTAAACCACAAGGCGATGACATTGTTCGAAGTAAAACTATAGCAAAAGTTACATCAACAAACGTGAGCCATACATATGATGATGAATCATATTTAGTGCCATGCGTATTAATGGCTTGTTAAGGAGAAAATAATGTCAGGATATATAGGCCCAGTACCAGTACCACAGGGTATACAAGAAAAACAAAGTTTTACAGCAACTTCAGGACAGACAACTTTTAACACTAACGGTTATACAGATGGTGCATTTATTAATGTATTTCTAAATGGTGTACGCCTTGTAAATGGTACAGACTATACAGCCACAAACGGTAGTGATGTTGTACTAGCATCTGCAGCTAGTGCTAGTGACGTACTAGACTTTGAAACGTTTAACTCTTTTAGTTTAGTTGATCAAACATTTGATAATGTAACACTAAAGAACCCTACCCATGAAGACACAGACGGTGGTAGAGAAAGTGCAGTATCATTTAAAGGTGAGCAATCTGGTGGTGAGATAAGCACACTGGCTCAGATACAAGCTAGTCACGATGGTACATCTGATGACCAGAAGGGTGACTTAATCTTCAAGACTAATGATGGTAGTGACAATGATGCACCTACTGAGGCATTTAGGGTAGATAGCGGTCAAAATATTTTAGTAGGGCAATCTAGCACAACAACACCTGTGTCTGCAAATACAGTTGGTACTGCATTGCAATCTGGTGGTCGTTTAGAATTAACTTGTGACGGAAACACTCCTATACGTTTAAATCGTAAATCATCAGAAGGTGCTATAGCACAATTTCGTGAAGACGGAGCTACAGTGGGGAGTATTTCTTCTCGTGGCGGTGTTGCAACAAATCTTATTCTGAGAACTGCAACAGGACAAGGTGCAGGGATTGGTGGTGCTAATAGTGGTGTGCTTCCTTGTGATGAAGATGGATTGCAAGATGATGAAATAAATTTAGGAGCATCTGGAACTCGTTGGGATGACATCTTTGCTACCAACGGAACCATCCAAACATCTGATGAAAACGAAAAGCAAAACATTGCATCACTTACAAGCGCAGAGATTACTGCCGCTACAGCTATCAGCAAGCTATTCAAGACCTTTAAATGGAAAGACAAAGTAGCAGCTAAAGGTGACAATGCTCGAACACATACTGGGGTTGTTGCACAGCAAGTACAAACTGCAATGTCAGACGCAGGGCTAGACGCAAGCAAGTATGCTTTCTGGTGTTCTGATATTTGGTGGACAAAAGATAATGACCATTACGACACAAAAGATGAAGCACCAGAGGGCGCAACAGAGCATACTCGCATGGGTGTAAGATACCCTGAGTTGCTAGCTTTTATAGGCGCAGCAACAGAACAGAGATTAACCAATATTGAAACAAGACTAGCAGCATTAGAAGGGTAAGCTTATGGCAATAACATACACTTGGAAGACAACTTACCAGAGTAGGAGTGACCCATGACTAGAGCAAGAGAACTAGCTGAATTAGGTTCGGTGTATGATAACTCTGCGTTGTCAAACCGTAATATTTTAATGAATGGCGCACAAGTTATAAGCCAAAGAGGAACTTCTGCCCTTACTGCATCATCTTCATCTGACACATTTATTACAGACCGCTTTAGAATAAGCAATTACAGTGACGCTACATTTACTGGTCAACAAGTTGCTGATGCACCAACAGATTTTGAATATTCTTGCAAAGTTACTACAACTGGAACAGATACATCTTTAGCCGCAGGACAATATCAAAGATTTATAACTGCAATAGAAGGTTACAATATGAACCAGCTTAATTATGGTTCTTCTAGTGCAAAAACTTGCACATTATCATTTTATGTAAAATCTAGTCTTACTGGTGCGTTTTATGTTTTTGGATTTAATTCAGCCGCTAACCGTTCCATTGTTGTTGGTTACACCATAGATGCAGCAAATACTTGGGAAAAGAAAACTCTTACAATAGCTGGAGATACTTCTGGAACTTGGTTAACTACTAATGGTGCTGGTATGTATTTTGGTTGGTCACTAGGGTCTGGTACAAATTTTCATACTACTACTACAGATGCTTTTCAAGCTGGGTTTAAGATGGCAAAATCTGACCAAGTTAATTTAGCTGGAACTAGCAG